AGTCACCCGACGGGCGGGGAACGGAGCGCAACGGGAGGTACTGTGGCCCGCCACCATCGAGGTCCACGCGATGGCCCTTGCATTCAGGCGGCAGGGCCTCCCACAGAGGGAGAAGGTGCGCCCGATAATGGGGCGCAGACGACAGAGCGTCGATGAGCATCTATCGGCGGACCTTCCGGCGGCGCAACTCCATCTCGAACGCGAAAGTGTCGGCGGACTCCTCGGGCGGATCGGTCCAGCCGTCGACCAGAGTCTCGGGCGGATCCATCACAGCCTCGGCCTCGCCGGCCCACTCCGGACCGAGCGCCAGCGTCGCGGGGCGCTTCGCCCCGGCCGGCCGGGACAGCTCGCGCCGGAGCACGCCGTCGAGGGTGTCGATCCGGTCGATCATCCCCTCGGCCTTGGCATCCTTGGCGAGGAGCATCCGGCCCTCACCGTAGCCGTCGCGGACCGTCGCGAGCGGGACGTTGCGACCCTTGGCGACATCGGCCAGGAACATCGCGTAGTAGCCGTCGGCGATGCTCTGCATGTAGGCGCGCGTCTCATCCGTGAGCGGCTCGTAAGGACTCCCTTCGCCCTTGTATTTGCCGGACGTGATCTGGGTGATCTTCACGCCCTTCTGTTCGTAGAAACCCGACAGGTCCTCGTGGGCCGACCGGATGCCGATCGAGCCGACCCAGCCCGACGGCGACACGACGAACTCGGATGCCTGACTCCCGATCCAGTAGGCCGCGGACGCGGCCATGCTGGCGACGGAGGTGATCGGCTTCTGGTCGCGCGCCGCGCGGATTTCGGCCGCCGCCTCCGTCAGGCCGTCCACCTGGCCGCCCGGCGAGTCGATGTCGATGACGATCGAACCGATGTCGGGATCGGCCATCGCCGATCGGAAGGCGCCCATGAAGGCGTCAAGGCCGGTCCCGCCCGTCGAGGTCTCCGCGAGCAAGGAGGCCCGTGGGGCGATGATGCCGTAAAGCTGGAGCACGGCCACACCATCACCGCCCTGCACCGGCTGGCGGTTCCGTGGGCCGGCGGCGTCGATGCGGGCCGTGACCTCCTCCGGCGTCAGGCGTCCGCCCTCGGCCCGGAAGTGGAGCATGTCGACGATGACCGCGAGGATCTCCGGCCGAATCGCCCACGGCTTACCGTAGACGGCCTCGATGATGCGTCCATACTTCATGGTGGCCTCCTTCAGGCAGCAGCCGGCTCGGGGAGCCGCAGCGTTTCGTTCTCCTCAAGGGTCATCCCCATAAGGTCGCGGACCACGCCGGCCCGCTCGAGCGTCCCGGCCGTCAGCATCTCGACCGTGCTCGTCTCGAAGTCGTCGAGCCCGACCGGGCCCAGTTCGATGAAACGCTCGGCCCGGCGCTGGCAGTAGCGCTCGGCCGAGGCATCGGGGATCCGGAGCAGCCGCGACACGAACTCGGCGTGCTCGACGTAGAGCGCCCGGACGCCGGTGCGCCACTCGTCACCCGTACCGCCCGTGCGTTCGGCGAGCTTCGTGAGGCTGGCCGTCTCCTTACGCACGACGCGCGACGCGGCGTCGCGGACGAACAGGCGCAGGTGCGATACGACGGCCGGCGAGGAGGGCATGGAGGCAGAAGCCGGGATGGTGCGCGGAACGCCGTCCGCCCCGACGATCATGTTCCCCGGCGTGAGCGGCTCCTCGAGGCCGGGGATCGGGTTGTAGTTCTCGCGCTCGCGGACCTCGGCCCGGGTCATCCAGCCCCACATGATCGCGAGGCTGTACGCCTCGGTGCGGGACTTGAAGTCGCCGCGCATCAGGCCATCGAGGTTGTGCTCGGCGAAGAAGCGCGCCTTGTTGACGATGAGGTCCCGGCGGATCGCCTGCTCCCAGCGGATCGCCCAGGCGACGAGGGAGTCCACGATGTAGTCCACGCTCTGCTGGGCGATGTTGTTGTTGGTCGAGCGGAGCAGCTCCTGGATCTTGTGCTGCGGGACGCGGTAGTAGCGGCACACGTCGGCGACGCCGTGCTGGAGGGTCAGCGCGAACTCGGCGTCGGCCATCGTGATCCCGGCCGAGGCCCAGGTCATGCCGTCCTCAAGAAGCATCGGGCGACCGGCGCGCTCGCCCTCGCCCATGTATTCGTCGATCGCCTCGCGGAAGTTGCCGCGCGCCTTATCGGTCCACTTCGGGGCCTCCTTCGGGCGTGCGATGACGCCCGTGTGCCGCGGCCCCCGCTGGTACTGCTGGGTCACCCAGCGTTGCATCGCGAGCTGCAGGGCGAACGACTCGCGGGCATAGCCGAGGACGGACTGCCCAAACCGGCCGCGGAGCACGAACACCTCATCAGAGGTCAGTTCACGGCGGCCGCGGATGGGGTCGTTATAGACATAGACGATCTTGGCACTGGCCTGGCCGACGCGCCGCGTCTCGCGTATGACGAGATCCGGATGCAGGGGGATGAGCTGGTCGACCGGCCCGCGGCGCCCGGGGATGATCTCGGCCACGGCGCCGATGTCGCGGTTTAGGGCGAAGGCCGTCATCATCTCGCGGAACTCGATCGCCGTCTGCCACTCGTTCGGCTGGTGGTGCAGGAGATCGTAGATCGGGTGATCACGTGCGACGTTCTTGGAGGCGGCGGCCTGCTCGAACATCTGGAGTGGGACCTTGGCAATGTCCTCAGAGATGACCGTCGTGCAGGCATAGACCGCCGGGATCGCCATCGCCCGCTCGGCTGACACGCTGGGGACGATCCCGCTGCCCCCCGGCCGGTTGAAGAACGGCTCCGTGTTGTCTGACGAGAACGGGATGATAACGGCGTTCGTGGCCGCAAGGGTCCTGCCGATGAAGCTCATTCGGGCACCTCGCGCTCAGGTCGCGCCAGCACACCGAGGCCGGTGAGGATGGCGCCGGGGATGATGAGCGACAGAGGCGGCCACCAGAGGAGGAAGCCGATGGACAACATGAGAAGGCCGAGAAGGAGGGTGGCCTCACGGTCACTCTCGGGACGGAGCCGGTTCCACAGGCGCTTCATGTCAGGATGCTCCGCACGGTTTCATAGGCCGACACTTCCTCGGGGACGTTGTTGGCCCCGGCGGTGATCGCGTCCATGCGCGCCTCCCACGAGAGGCAGGCGGCCATCGCGGAGTCGATCTTGTGGGGCGAGCCCGGGCGTTCCTTGGCGATTGTGAACAGGCTGCCCACGTCATCGAACCGGTCGCTGTCGATCCTGATCGCGTTGCCGATGTGCGAGGCGAGGCGAGCGTCCCCGTCGTGGCTCACGTCGCCCGCGCGGATCGCGGTCGCGAACGAGCGCAGGGCGTAGCTCATCTGGCGGGTCCGGTTCGTCCACCACTCGACGACCACCTTGTCGCCGTAGCGGCCGGCCCACTGGGCGACCGAACCCTCCCAGAAGGGCGGATCGGCGTAGAGGCGCCACACGTTCCACGTCGCGAAGGCGTTGGCGACGGCCGTCTCGACCTGGCCGGCCGGGACCTCCCACTTCTGGTCCGGCGGCAAGGAGTCGGGGCGCTGCCAGATCCCGAGTGGCCACTGGTAGCCCGACGCGACCTCCGTGGCGATGAGCGCCGTGGCGTCGTGGTAGCGCGACCCGTCGAAGCCGAGGGTGATGAGGGCCCCTTCGGGGACGTGCTTCGCGCGACGCGCGCACGCGGCCCAGGCGACGGCATCGAAGGCGCGCTCGGCGCCCTTGACGAGCCGGTTCAGCCACACCCGCTGCCAGTACGCGAAGTCGTTATCGGGCGACTGGGCGAGGCCGAGGATCGCGGCGTAGTTCGTCCACGACCGTTTCGACTCGGCAGTGGCCTCCTCGACGGCAGAGCGGCGCCCCTCGTCCGTCCCGAGGTCGTGCGTGTCGCTCGCCTCGCGCAGGAAGAAGAACAGCTTGGGGTCGGCGATCTTCCCGGCGGCGATGGCCCGCGCGTATTCCTCTGTGCTCTCGGCGACGGACTTCTGGCCGGGCTCGTGGCGGGTCGTGATCTCCAGCTCCCACGGATCCGACGCCATCCGCTTCGGGAGGTTGTTGAGCATCGTCGTGTGCGCCTGGCGATGGCGCGCGCTGTTCCAGCGGTGGGTCTCGTCCTTCACGCTGAACGTGGTGCGCGCACCGTCTCGGGAGCTGGGGGCCGAGGCGAGCGACACGGCCTTGCCGGTGCCGTCCCGGCGCACGATGCGCTCCAAGCCGAAGTCGTAATCCTTGGCGAAGGGCCCCTCGGAGAGCATGACGAGGAGCGCCGCGAAGGCCAGCTCGTCCGACTGCTCCTCCGTGTAGGCGACCATCGGAATGAATGGGTCGCCCACCGCTCGGCCGACCGGATCCCATGCCCGGCCACGGCGGACCCAGTGGTCGAACCGGACCGGCGAGTCCGGGGCGAGCTCGGCCGCCGCGATGGCCGCCGCGAACTCGCTCTTGGCGGTTCCCTTGCGGCGCACGATGGCCGCGCGGTTGAACATCCGCCGTCCCTCCTGGGCGTGGCCCTTCGGGTGGACGGCGAAGATGCAGTCGAGCAGGGCTGCGTCCTCCTCGTCGACGTAGTACGGCTGCCCGCGGAGGTCGCCGGGTCCGAAGACGAGGTGGCTCGCCATCCAGCTCGCGACCGCCGGGCCGAGGGTCGGCCAGGACGGGTCGGGGGTCGGGACAACGAAGACGCTCATGCCGTCAACACTTTCATGCGCGCCCGTCGCGAGGAGATGGTCTGGATCGGCGCGGCGGTCGCCCGCTCGGCCGCCTCGACCCGCTTGATCTCCCACTGGAGTCCGCGGCGGGAGAGAGGCGTCAGGCCGAACTCACGGCCGGCCATCCGGATCTCGGCGTGGATCTTCGGAGCGAGGCCCACGTCCGCCGTCCAGAACGAGTCCCACATCTTCGCGAGAGCGACGAGACCGGGCACGTCGGCGTCGACCCACTCGCCGGCCATCGGACTCGACCAGATGGTCTCCCACCAGGCGAGGGTCATCGCGTGCCACGGCTGCTCCGGCGGCTGTCCAGGGAGGTCGATACGGGTAGCGGGAGCAGCCTCCAGCGTGGCGAGAGTGGTAGTGCGGTTGCGCCGCTGACGGGTGGCCGGGGACTTCGGCATGGGCCCAGGCATCAGGAAAGTACCCCGAAGTACGAGAGGTCACGTTCCCATGAATACGGGAGGCGATCCCCCTTCTCCACGTTGCAGCCGAAATGGGCCGAACGCACATTGCTGAGATCGTTGGACCCTCCAGCCGAGATCGGGACGACGTGATCCAACGACGGGCTCAACGGATGCGGGGCCGTTACATCTCGCCTAAGTTGCGTTCCACATAGGTAGCAGGCCCAGTTGTCACGCTCGAACAAACGGCCCCGCTTGTCGTGAAGCTGCTGTCGATATCGACGGCTCTTGGCGGCCACGTCACTTCGCTTGGCTTGGCGCCGGCTAGCGTGAACGAGGCACATCTCCGAGCAGTAGGCCCGGCGCTTCTCACCCTGCACGGGCTGGTGGAGGACTCCGCATTCACGGCAAACGAAGGCCGGTCGCGCAGGCCATAGATGGGCCTTCAAGGCGCGCCGATTGCAATCTGAACCGCAGTACTTCAAGCCCCGCGGCCGGTCGATGTTGGAGCCGCACCACTGGCACGGTTTGACCTTCTTGTACTTCGGCTTCGCTCGGGGGCGAACCAAGTTCAAGATGCAAGGCCGCGAGCAAAAGCGCAGACGCTCGTCAGTCAGAACGAAGTTCGACCCGCAGTGCTCGCACTCGCCTATCCCCAGGACGCGACGCTGCCTAGACATTTGGTCGTCCTCGCTTTCGGGAACCCGTAGGCTCAAAAAAGAGGGGCTCGAACGGTACTTGTTTCGCTGGCAGCCGCG